TTAGCGGTGTCGCTGTTGTGCTTGTTGCTCAGCGGGTGCAGTGACGACGGCCTCAAGCTGAGGCCGGTGAAGAAAGAGCGCCCCACAGTGAACTTGCCGCTTTCCATGCGGCAGAGCAACTGGCAGGGAATGGAGGGCGACGGGTCCTGTACCTGGGCCTCGATGGTTTCCCTGTTGCGTTGGCAGGGCCGCTATCGCACGGCCGATTGGGTGCAACGGACTTACGGTGCTGGCGAATGGCCCGACGACATGGCCAGAAAGCTGGATGTGGCCAGGATTCGCTACGCCTACGTCACCAACGGCGACGTGAAGTTCCTGGAGTGGGCGTGCCGCACGCGGAGGGGTTGCGGCATCACGGTGCTGGGCGGGGCGCACATGGTCGCCTTGGTGTATCTCGACGACAAGTGGGCCGCCCTCTTGGACAACAACGCTGTCGAGAGCTACATCTGGGTTCCGCGAGAGACGCTGATTGCTGAATGGAAGGCAAGCCTGGGATGGGCGATAACGCCAGTCTACACCCCGGCGGCTCCGCTTCCACAATAACGCCAAGGTCCGTTTCACAAGCGAGAGAACAATGAACAAGCTGCTTCTGACTGTCCTGTGTGTCTTCATGCTCCTGGCGGCCGTGGCCCCGTGCCTCGCCGACACGATGAACGGCGTTCTCGCCGAGGAGCGCGTGGTCAACCTGCCCAACGATCAGGGCAAGTGGTACATCAGTGTCGTCGGCAACGCGAACGACGCCGGCTACCAGGAGATCCTCGGCTGGTTCGAGAGCAATACGAACCTCATCAAGCTGAGGAACCAGGTGCATTTCTGTCCGGTCACGACCGATACGGCGGTCTACACGGAACGCTATGCGCCCAACGTCAAGGCCCTGCCTACCGTGCGGATGCAGAATGCCGCCGGCAACGTGATCTACGAGGCGTCGGCAAAGGACATCCCGCTGACGGCCGCGGGGCTCAATGGTGCCTTGGCCAATGCGGCGGGTGAGGCGCAACGTCTCCGGCCGCTCTTGCCCTGGCGACGGGAGATGGAGCGACGATGCCCCGCGCCGAATCCGAATCCGCAACCGAACCCAACTCCGCAGCCGAGTCCCGATCCCGAGCCGCAACCGCTCGACGATAGCGCGTCGCCTGTTGTGGATGCCGTGGAATCCCTGCTGGCCTGGTATGTCGTGGTTCCGGTCTGCGCCGGTGCGGTGCTCTTGGGCCTGGCCATCGGCTACGGCCGCAAGCTGAAAGAGAAGTGGCTGCCGGTCGTGAAGTAGCCGCCGTCTCGCGTGTCTGTTTCCTGTGACCTGCCTGCTGCCTGACGCAGCGTTCCCACATTCGGAGAAGAAGTATGAACCCGACCGTTGTGCTGTTGATCCTGGTTGCCCTGGTGTGCGTGTTGCTTGGCCGCGAGGCCGGCAAGTACCTGTTCGGCGTGAACGAGAAGCTGGTGGAGAAGAAGCGGGCCGCCCAGGGACTCGCCATCAGGTTGCGGGCTGCTGGCCTCACGCTGCTCCCCAAGCTGCTGGAAGACTTCGTTGTGGGCGACGTGAGCGACCTGCTGACGAAGATTCACGATCTGGCCAAGCTGGTGGAAGCCGGCAATGACGCCATTGAGAAGGACCTGGAAGCCACCTACGAGAATGTGCTGGACAAGAAGCTGGCAACGCCCGAGGGCATGGCCTTGATTAAGGCGAAGATTGCCGTGATCGAGCAGGCCAGCGCTCCGGCCCCGGGCCCGGCCGCTCCCGCCCCGGCTCCCGCTGCGCCGGCGGCTCCGGTCGCCCCAGTGGCTCCGGCCAAGTGACGCCAGCCCCTCCAGGGATAGCATCCCTGGATCATCGCCCGCCGCTACGGCCATACGCAGCCGGGCGATTCTCAGTAAACCTGTCACGCCTCTGAATCACGCGCACTCCTGACAGGTCTTGGGTATCACCACGCCCCGGTCGGTGTCGTAAGCCGACCGGGGCAGGTCCTCCGAATGCTCGGCACCGGGAAAGGCTGGTCAGTATGAACACACGATCCTTTTGCACGTCCGTGCTGCTGCCGCTGTCAGCCATCCTGGCGACCATCCTGCTTCTGGGCTGTGATCCGCCGATGCCTTTGGCCCCATTGCCGACGCCCAATCAGCGACACCAGGCACAACCCGATCAGCAACGACCGGCACAACCCGAGCAACAGCATAAGCAGTGTAGCCGGCCGAAAATCATTGCCTTCGGTGCCGACTGGTGCTCTGCCTGCCGCGCGGGCGAGCCGAAGCTCGACGCCCTGGAGCAAGAGGGCGTTGTTGTCGATCGGGTCAACATCGACGAGCGCCCCGATCTGGCCACGAAGAATGCCATTACGAGCATCCCGGTCTACTTCGTGATTCGTTGCGGGCACGACACCGTGCGGACGCAGGACATCGACGAGGCCGTCCGGCTGATGAATGAAGTCTTCGGGAGGCAGTGATGGCCGAGCGACGGTGCGCCAATTGTTCGCCAGGGCCGGCGAAACCGAAGCTGCCGCCTGTCGCCGGCCTTGTGGTCGAAGACGGCAAGCGCCTTTGGCACCATGCCCTCGTCACCTGCAATGCAGTCGTGGAAATGATGCGAGTCTACACGCATCTCGGCGCGCCGGGCGGTGATCCCGTCCCCCTTCGCCGGATGGCGTCCAACCTTTTGGAAATCGCGCAAGCCGTGGAGGACAACAATGCGAATCGCACTCCCGTTCAGTAGCAGTTATCCCTACGTGACCGTCATCCTGATGACGCCCAAGGGCGAACGCACGGCGACGGTGAACCGCAGCTTTCACTCCTTCGTGGACTTCAAGTTACCCGAAGGCGTCGAGGAAGCGGAAGTTGACGTGTACTCCTGCTTCCGCGATGCGGGCGGCCATGTGCCCAGCGGCTGTGGCCCGGCGCTGATTCAAGGGGCCGTGCGGAAGATCGAATCCGCCTTGTCGATGGTTGGCCTCCAAGCGGCCGAGCCGGCTGCCGGTGGGGCTCCCGCCACCGCGGTCCCCGCCGCTGCGGCCCCCGTCGATGCGGCTCCCGCTGTTCTGGCTCCGGTTACTGACCCGGCTCTTGTCGATGTGGCCCCGGCCGCCGATGCGCCCGCGGATGCCGATGCGGCCCCGGTCACTGTGGCCCCCGTCGATGCGGCTCCCGCCGCCGATACGGCCCCGACTGCCGATGCGGCCCCTGCCGAAGTGGCTCCGGTTGCCGATGCCACTCCCGCCAGTGCGGCCCCGGTTGCCGACCCGGCTGCTGCTCAGGCGGCTCCCGCCGCCGATGCGCCCGCGGTTGCCGATTCGGCTCCGCCTGCCGATGCGGCCCCCGCCAATGCGGTTCCGGCGGCCGGCTGAGGAAACACGAGGTTGCACAGGATGAACGCACTGACCGAGCAACACGCCGAGCGAACCTGAACATGCAACCTCGAATACAGCGGTGGCTACATGACGATTCAGACACGCGACAGCCATGCCGATTTGTGGGATGCCTTCGAGCAGGGCATCACCCGCGGCCTGGAGAACTCGTCTCTATTGTCGTGTAGCCGGTGGGCCGAGCATCGCCGGGTGATGGGAGCGCCTTTCCCCGGTCCCTATAGCTTCCTGCACCATCCTTGGTGCCGCGAGATTCACAACAGCAAGGCCGCCTTCACCGTGGCGATGAAGGCGGCACAGTTGGGCATCACGGAAGCGGGGATCAATCGGGCGTTCTTCACGCTTGACCAGGCGAAGCGTGACGTGCTGTACGTGCTCCCGACGACCCTGAATGCGAGCGATTTTTCCAAGGCTCGCTTCACCACCGCGCTGAAGCTCAGCCCTTACCTGAAATCACTGTTCGTCGATACCAATACGGTCGGCCTGAAATCGACCGGCACCAACGTCCTGTACATCCGCGGAAGCCGTGGTGACTCCAACCTGAAGTCCATCCCGGTCTCCGAACTGGTCCTGGACGAGTTGGACGAGATGGATACGAAGGCCATTTGGTTGGCATTGGAACGCCTCTCCGGTCAGATCGAAAAGCACGTCGTCGCCATATCGACGCCGACTGTGCCCAAGTACGGCATCCATCGGCTGTACCTCACCAGCACGCAAGAGCACTTCTTCTTCAAGTGCCCATGTTGCAGCCGATCGACCGAGTTGGTCTGGCCCGATTGCTTCGAGATCGTTGGTGAAACGGTCAGCGACCCGCGTACCGCCGAATCCTTTCTCAAGTGCAAGGAATGCAAGCACAAGCTGGACCATGCCGCCAAGCCGATGTTCCTGGCCAACGGCCTGTGGCAGCCGACGAATCCCAACGTGGACCCGCAGGAGTCCCGTGGCTTTTACGCCAACCAACTCTACTCGTCCACCGTCTCGCCCGGCGAGATTGCCATTGCTTACTTTCGCGGGCAGGGCGACGAGGTAGCGAACAAGGAGTTCCACAACTCCAAGCTGGGTGTGCCGTTCATCGGCGAGAATGCCCAGGTCACGGACACGATGCTGGACAACGCCGTGCGGAAGTATTCGATCACCGACCTGCGGCCGGTGGTCGGCGGCCGGCGGTGCATCACGATGGGTGTGGACCAGGGCAAGACCGGCTACATCTCCGTTGTGGACTGGACCGTCGATGGCGACCGTCGTGTGGACATCAACCTGGCAGCATTGGGCAAGCTGCTTTGGTACGGCAAGTTCCGGGAAGATGACTTCGCTTATCTCGGACAACTGATGCGGGAGTGGCAAGTCCTGGCCTGCGTCATCGACGCCGACCCGAACATCAACGATGCCCGCCGCTTTGCCCGCAAGTTTCACGGCTACGTCTGGCTGACCCGCTATCGGCGCGGCCAGACTGCGAAGGAGATCGCACTTTCTGAGGAGGACACCGGAGCCCCGATGGCGACGGTGGACCGGACGAACTGGCTGGGTTGCACGCTCGGCCGCTTCAAGACGAACCCGACCCGGATGCTGTTGCCGGCAGACATTTCCGTGGAGTACCGCGAGCACCTGAAGAACCTGGTGCGGACCTACGAGAAGGACGACCACGGCAACCCTGAAGCGGTCTACGTTGAGACTGGACCTGACCACTACGCGCACTCGCTGGTCTACGCCGACATCGGACTGACCTTTGCCGCAGGCATTGGTGGCGGCACCAACATCGGCAAAGTTCTGTAAGGGGATGCACTCGTGGTTGTTCAATACATCACCAACATCGTCGAAGTCAGGCACCCGAGCTACCTCAGCAGCCTGCTGGATTGGCGCAAGTGGCGCATCACGTACAACGGCGGCGAATACTTCCGCAAGCTGTATCTCCAGAAACTCAGTGGCCGCGAGGACGAGCAGGACTTTCAGAATCGGCTCAACATGACGCCGATCCCCAGCTATGCGCGCGTGGCGATCGACGATGTGCGCAACGCCATTTTCCAACGCCTGCGGGACACCATCCGGCGCGGCGGCAGCAACGCATACCAGGAAGCGATCAACGGCCTGAGCCTGGGCGTGGACTTGCGCGGCAACACGATGAACGGGTTCCTCGGCATCAAGGTGCTGTCGGAACTGCTCATTATGGGGCGCGTCGGCGTCTACGTGGATTCCCCGGAGGTCCCGGGCAACGCCACGCTGGCCGACGTGAAGGGCGTGCGGCCGTACCTGTACTTCTACCCCATCGAAGACATTTTGAGCTGGACTTGCGCCAAGCCGGATGAACCGTCCACGTTCCAGGCGCTCTTGCTCCGCGACGTGGTGCTCAACTTCGATCAGCGGACCTACCTGCCGACCACGACAGTCGAGCGGTTCCGCATGTTGTGGATCGACCGCGACACGGGCAAGGTCAACCTGCAATTCCTGGACACCGCCGGCAATCCCATCGACCGCGCGGGGAATCCGGCCGGGGCCGTGGAGTTGGAGTTGACCCGCATCCCCTTCGTGCTGTTGGACATCGGCGACAGCATGATTAAGGACGTGGTGAACCACCAGATCGCGTTGCTGAACCTGGGGTCCAGCGACGTGAACTACGCCTTGAAAAGCAATTTCCCCTTCTACATCGAGCAGAAAGACCAGCGGGCGATGGGTTCCCACCTGAAGACTGCGGTGGGTGAGGACGGCACGGCAACAACCGGCGGTCAGCCGGGTGCGGACTCCGACATCAAGGTCGGCACGACGCAGGGCCGGACCTACGACATGAAGGCCAATGCTCCGGCCTTTATCAATCCGTCGAGCGAGCCCTTGAAGGCGTCGATGGAGTTGCAGGCCAAGCTGGAAGACGACATCCGCAAGCTGATCCATTTGGCGGTGGCGAACACGGCGAATCGGGCCACGGCGGAATCGAAGTCGATGGACAACCAGGGCCTTGAAGCCGGGCTGTCTTACATCGGCCTGGTGCTGGAGGCCGCCGAGCGGCAGATCGCCGAGTTCTGGGCGGCTTACGAGGAACGCGATGTGGCGAAACGGAATGTCGCCACGATCAAGTACCCTGACCGCTACAGCCTCAAGACGGACTCCGACCGCATTACGGAAGCCGAGAATCTCGTCAAGTTGATGTACGCAGTGCCGGGCCAGAAGGTCAAGCGCGAGTTGGCGAAGAACATCGTGCTTGCTTTGCTCGGCGGCAAGGTCAACGTGGGCGACATTCAAGCCATCTTCGCCGAGATCGACAAGGCTCCTTACGCCACCAGCGATCCGACGACCATCATTGCGGCGGTCACGGCGGGCCTGTGCGGCGAGAAGACGGCCGCGATGGCGCTCGGCTTCAACGACGACGAGCACCTCCAAGCCCGCGCCGATCATGCGGCCAGGGCGATTCGGATTCTGCAAGCCCAGCAGAAGGGCGGTGCGTTCGGCGATCAAACGACCGGCGGCACGAGGCGCGATCCGGCGACGGGAAAGACCTTCGGGTCCGACTCCACGAACCTCAGCGACGTGGGCGACATGGGCGGTGATGCCGGGGCGCGAGGCGTGCCCGATCTCTCGGCGAACACCGCTGCCGGCAAGGAGGAGAAGGCGACCAGCCGGGACACGACGCTCGACCACGACACCAAGCCGCCCGTCCGCGGGAAGGGCAAGCAACTTTAGAGGAGCCGCAACGATGTGGGAAGTCAAAGAAACTTCGCCGTCCAGCGAGTTGAGGCACGGACATGCGGTGGTGGGCACGTCGCCAGCGCCGTTGACCACTTTGTCCATGAAGTTCGTCCGCGGCATTCTCCTGCGCGCACCGGGACCGGATGATCTCACGCCGAACACCGATGTCGTGTACATCGGCTGCAAGTCGGTGACGGCGGACTCGAACGCGGGCACGGGCGGGATGCCGATTCTGCCGGGCAGCGCGGTCGAATTGCCGGTGGAAGACCCGTCGCAGGTTTACGCGGTGTCGTTGAGCCCCGGTCAAGACCTGGCGTGGATGGGGGTGTGAAGCCATGTTTACTTACAGCACACCTACCGGAGCCACTGGCCCTGTCGGGGCGACCGGGCCAACCGGCGGGCCCACGGGTCCTGTTGGGGCAACTGGACCGGAAGGGCCGCAAGGCAACCGCGGCTCCACGGGTCCGACCGGGCCGCAGGGCGAGGTCGGAGTCACCGGGGCGACCGGGCCGCAAGGCGTGATCGGAGCGACCGGGGCCACCGGGCCGCAAGGCGTTGGAGCCACCGGACCTGCTGGGGCAACTGGCCCGACCGGGCCGCAAGGCGCTGTCGGAGCTACCGGAGCGCCCGGGCCGCAAGGCACCGTTGGAGCCACGGGCCCGCAAGGAGATCTGGGAGCCACCGGACCCGCTGGGCCGATTGGCGAGACCGGGCCTGATGGGGCGAGCGGGCCGTCTGGCCCAAGCGGTCCCATCGGTGATACCGGGCCTGACGGGGCCACTGGCCCGACCGGACTGACGGGTGACGCCGGAGCGACCGGACCTGCCGGAGCCACTGGCCCTGCTGGAGCGACCGGGGCCACCGGGCCGCAAGGCGATGTGGGAGCCACTGGGGCAACCGGGCCGTCCGGTGGGCCAACCGGACCGACTGGTTTCACGGGAGCGACGGGGGCCACTGGCCCTGTTGGAGCGCCCGGAGCCACCGGCCCGCAAGGCTCGTTGGGACGCACCGGGCCAACTGGCCCGCAGGGTGTCAGCGGAGCCACCGGCGCGACGGGGCCCGCTGGGGCGACCGGTTCGGCCGGAGCCACCGGGCCCCAAGGCAGCGACGGTGTGACGGGGCCGACCGGCGCGACTGGCCCGGCTGGTCCTACTGGCCCGCAAGGCAGCGTGGGCGTCCTGGGAGCGACAGGGCCAACTGGCCCGGCAGGCGCTACTGGTCCTGCCGGTGCGACGGGGCCGCAGGGCGACACGGGAGACACGGGCGAGGTTGGTCCGACTGGGGCCACTGGTCCTACAGGCCCCCGTGGCGCGACAGGCTCGCAGGGGGCGTCTGGCCCTCACGGTGCGACGGGTCCCAGTGCTGGACTGCCGACTGCGCCCACCGGCAATAGTCTGTGCTGGTATTTGGCGTCGGACGCGAATGGCGTCCTGAGTTGGCAGACGTTTACGCCAGCCTCGTGAGATGTGAGTCATGCAATTCGTCATGGAATCCTCTCCGAACACCGGCGCAACCGGTGCGACGGGCCCCACAGGACCAGCGGGCGGACCCGTAGGGGCGACGGGTCCGCAGGGCGCGACGGGGGCGACTGGGCCACAGGGGGCTACGGGGGCGACCGGGCCAAGCGGTCCACCTGGGAGTCAGGGCGAACGGGGCGTCCAGGGTGTCCAGGGAAACGGGGGACCGACTGGTTCGACAGGCCCGTTAGGTCGTATGGGGCCTACGGGGGCCACAGGACCAGTTGGACCGAGCGGCGCGAGTGGATCGCCCGGTGGCCCCACAGGGCCGGCTGGTCCCATAGGAGCAACCGGACCGACCGGCCCCTCCGCGGCTGTCACGATGGTGGTGACGGGAGAGGTTATCCAAGCGGGTCAACCTGTCTATGTGAATCAGATAGATGCGTCAGCTTACAGAGCAGACGCAACATCGGATGCGTCGAGTCAGGTCTGCGGCTTCTGTCAACAAGATACCGTGTCCGGCGGCATGGCCGCTATCGTGCCGGTGGGGTGTCTGGAATTGGCAGATTGGTCTGTGCCTTTGGGCTTTGCTGCGGGTTCAGCCACTCTCTTGGTTCCCGGGGCCGTCTACTACTTGAGCGTCACCGGACAGATAACGGCGAGTTCTCCAGCATCGGGCTTCGTTATTCAGGTCGGCATCGCCGTGACGCCGACGACTTTGGACATTGACATCAAGACAAGAGTGCGGCTCTAAGCCGAAGGAGTTCCAATGACCGCCTATCGTAAACCAATCGTCCTGGAAAACGGACAACTCGAACAAGTTCAGGCCGGCGACGGCCTCGATGCCGGCGCGTTTCAGGTGCCAGCCAGCCTCGGTGCGCCGAACCAGGTATTGGCGGTTCCCGCCAGCGGCACCTTGCTGCAATGGGTCGATCCCGAGGTTTCGGACATTCCGCTGGTCAACGACAACGCCGGCCCCATCGTGATCGGTGCGCCGGTCTACGTGAAGGCGGACGGCAATGTCGATCTCGCCAAGGCGGACGCACAAGCCACCGCGGACGTGCTCGGGCTGGTGAAGGACATCTCCATTGCGACGACCGTGGCGGGCAACGTCTTGTTGGATGGCGTCCTGACGGCTACGACCGCGCAATGGGACGCCGTGGCAGGGACCACGGGCGGTCTGGTGCCGGGGACGGTTTACTTCCTGAGTGCGGCAACGGCCGGGCAGCTTACGGCCACGCCCCCGAGTACCGCGGGGCAGTTTGTCGTGCGGGTGGGGAAGGCGCTTAGCGCGACCCAGTTGAACCTGGTGCTCGCGGCTCCGATCAAGCTGTAGGCAACGGGTGGGGCGGGAGTCTTATCGTGGCACAACACCAACCACTGGTCGTAGACGACGGGCAGGTTCGCCAGTTCGCGTCGGGCGACCAACTGGTGATCCCGCCGCTCACTTTTCCTGCCGGCGACGGCGCGGCCGATCAGGTCTTGAGAACGGATGGAGCCGGGAACCTGGGTTGGACCACGCAGGCTGGTTCCCCTGGGCCCACTGGACCGACTGGATTGACCGGGCCGACAGGCCCCGCGGGTGGCGCGGGTGGTGTCGGCGCAACCGGAGCCACGGGGCCGACAGGTCCACAAAGCACACGCTGGGGCGGCTTGACGGCATTTCTCGTCGGGGCAACGGGGCCGACTGGCGACACCGGCTCGACAGGGCCGACAGGTCCTACCGGGGCGGCAGGTCCTACCGGTGCGATTGGACCGCAGGGCGACATTGGTGCCACCGGCCCTCTCGGGCCCACCGGAGCAACTGGGCCGCAAGGTGACGTTGGTGCCACTGGCCCTTCCGGCGGACCAACAGGGCCTACAGGCCCCGCAGGACCAACTGGTCCGACAGGACCACAAGGGATCAATGGAACCATCGGCGTTGATGGGAGCACGGGGCCAACGGGACCAGCAGGGCCAACCGGTCCGACAGGACCCGCAGGCGCGACGGGGCCCTCTGGTGGACCGACCGGACCGACAGGACCCGCAGGCTCCACGGGGCCGACCGGTCCGACCGGGATCGACGGGGCAATGGGTTCGACCGGCGCTGCTGGCACGACAGGTCCGACCGGACCGACAGGTGCCACAGGCCCACAAAGCACACGCTGGGGCGGCTTGACTGCGTTCCTCGTGGGCGCGACAGGGGCCACGGGACCGGCGGGGGCTGCGGGGCCTTCCGGCGGCCCGACAGGGCCCACAGGCCCGGCCGGGGCGACGGGACCGGCGGGTGCAGCGGGGCCTACGGGTCCTGCTGGCCCCACGGGGGCGACCGGCCCGGCGGGGTCGAGCATCGGTGCCGACATCACATATTACATTGGTCCCACGGGGAACGATTCGACAGGCGACGGCAGCAGCGGAAATCCTTGGGCGACGGTCGGCAAGTTCTTGTCGGTCATCGGCTCCTTGTACATTCCGCAGGCTTACACCGCCACGCTCTATGTCCAGGATGGACACTACACGTCGGTCGGCGAGATTGACTACTGGCACCCTTGCGGGGCTCGGGTGCAGATTCTCGGTGTCAACACCTACGACATCAGCATGTCGTCGGTGCAGAGCACGAGCGCGATTGGCGGCGGCTACACGGTCGTCCTCAACGTCAGTGACGTGAGCAACATCGCGGTCAACGACTACGTGCTGATTCGGATACCGAGCGGCGGCACGAAGCCGTTGATGCTGTGCGGCTGCCACCAGGTCACGAATGTGGACACCGTGAACGATCGCGTCACGTTGCTGGTCTACAGTTTCTCCAGCGACGTGCCGAGCGGTGCGGTCACAGGCTACATCCGCGTGCTCAAGAGCACCCTCACGTTCACAGGCGATGGGTTCCATGTCGGAGCCGATGTCACACTGGGAAAGATGGCGCTCATCGGCGTGCGGAACACGGGGACGAGCGCCGTGCTTGTCGGGACTGGCAGCCAATGGGCCGGCGGCAATCCGTCGATCTTCTTGCAGTCCATCGGCTGCAACAATTTCGATTTCGGCGTGAAGTTGTACCACGGCTACGCGACGACGGACCAATGGCTGTGCATCAGCGGTTGCGGCGGCATGGCGGCTGGAGCCGGGCTCTATGCGTCCGGCGGCGACTCCGCGATGGACGCGCCGTTCACGGCGATCGGCGGGGCCTATACCGGCATCCTGGCGCGGAATTACGGCTTCATTGACATCACCGGCGGCAGTTTGGTCGGCAGCGGGAACGGCTATGGTGCCAGCGCCTATGTCGGCGGTCTGTGCCGTGTCACGTCCGTGAACACGCAGTCCAACACGACGAACTACAACCCGGCCCTCAACACGGTGGGGAACGCCAACGCCTTGATCTCCAATTACGCTTCGAGCGAATACTGAGTCGCGGGGAGAGACCCGACCTGAACCCTCAACCCAACCACGTCAACGCGAACGAGAGACCCGTATGCGATTTCATGTTGTCGGCTTGCCGCACACGCAGACCCACTCCCGACATTCCGCGTGCGCCTTCACGACGAAGGTGCTCCATTTCTGCCAGATGATGACGAGCCTTGGCCACGAGGTCTTTCACTACGGTGCCGAGGGGAGCCAGGTCGAATGCACCGAAGACGTGTCAGTCCTGTCAGCGCCCGAGCAGGAAGCCTGGTTCGGCAAGTTCGATCCTGACGCCCTTTACGACGTGGACTGGAGCGGTCAGGCATCCTACTGGCGGCTCTTGAACGAGCGGGCAGCGGCCGAGATCAACAAGCGGAAGCAGCCGGGCGACTTCGTGTGCATCATCATGGGGACGATGAACCTGCCCCTGGTCAAGGCGGTCGGCGACGACGTGCTGGTCGTGGAGTACGGCATCGGCTACAACGGGACGTTTGCCAATTATCGGGTGTTCGAGTCCTACGCCCACATGCACAAGGTATTGGGCGTGCAGGGTGGCTACGACCCGAACGGCAAGTTCTACGACGTGGTGATCCCCAACTACCTGAACCCTGCCGACTATCCCTTCCGGGCCGAGAGGGGCGACTACTACCTTTACATCGGCCGGCTGGTGAAGCGGAAGGGCATCAACATCGCGGTGGAGACCTGCAAGCGGCTCGGGGTCAAGCTGAAGATCGCCGGGCAGGGCTGCATCAAGGTGGAGGACAACCGGATTGTCTGCACGGACGGCGAGGTGTACGAAGGCGACAACCTTGAATACGTCGGCGCGGTCACGGGTGCCAAACGGGCGCAACTTTACGGTCAGGCTATCGCCACCTTTGTCCCAACGCTGTATGTCGAGCCCTTCGGCACGGTGGCGGTCGAATCGCAGATGGCGGGCACGCCGGCCATCACGACCGACTGGGGCGCGTTCCCGGAGACCGTGGAGCACGGCAAGACCGGCTTCCGCTGCCGCACGCTGGATCACTTCCTGTTTGCGGCCCGCAACGCCCCGACGCTGGACCGCGGCTACATCCACCGGCGGGCAGTCGCCAACTACAGCATGGATCGCATCCGCTGGCGCTACCAAGAGTATTTCCAGATGTTGTCCGACCTGTGGGGACAAGGTTGGTACACCGAACGTGAACGAACACAGCTCGACTGGCTCACGCCTGCGTAGGAGGTGGTCCGATGGCGATTGACACATCCATCTACGGCTCTCTGGACGAGGCGGACGAATACTTCGAGTCTCGCCTGCACTCGGAGCCGTGGGAGGATGCCAACGCCAGGGAACAGTTCAAAGCGTTGCTGGCGGCCCGGCGGCTGATCGACAATCTCAACTTCAAGGGCGACAAGCACGCGGTCTGGGTGTTCCATCAGGACGTGCCTCCCCCTTGGCGCGATCCGGCGGACGACGCTTGCAGCCGAAGGGCGTGGGAACAGTACCGCCAGCAAGAGCGGAACGCCGAGGCGAGCCAGCCATTGGAGTTTCCCCGCGGCGGGGACACAGTGGTCCCGGAGGCGATCCGGCGGGCGCAGTACGAACTGGCGCTGAGCCTCTTGGACGACGTGGACCCGCAAATGGAGTTGGAGAACCTGTCGGTCACGGCCCAAGGCCACGCCGAAGTGCGCACGCACTATGAGCGAAACATGGTGCCGATCGAACATCTTGTCAATCTCGTGCCGAACCCCCTGGCCTGGTCGCTCTTGAAGCCATTTCTGCGCGACGAGCAGACGGTCAGGTTGTCACGAGTTTCGTAGCCCGGCGTGTGCCGGGTTCCATTGCTGGGCCAACACGGCGGCCCATTCTAAGGCCGTGGTATCCAAGACGCCTGGCAGACCACGACGCCCTGCGCCTTCCTCTTCATCGTGGGTGTGAGAACAGTACGATGCGAAATCTTTATCTGTCGCGTGCGGTGTTGGCTTCTTTCGAGGGTGAGGGCGGCGCGGGCGCGGGCGCTGGTGACGGCGGCGGCGCGGGTGCCGGGCCCGGAGTTGGCGCGGGTGCGGGCACAGGTGCCGGCACCGGCGTGGGTGCCGGCGCAGGCGCGGGCACGGGTGCCGGAACCGGGGTTGGCGTGGGCGATGGCCGCTTCTCCCAGGATGATGTCAACCGGATTCTCGCCGACGACCGGCGCAAGCATCAG